AAAACGGAGTTATGAATCCAAACGAAGTCAGACAACTTGAAGATATGAATAAGTACGACGGTGGAGACAAATATTTGGTAAATGGCAACGTACTAGATATAGAAGATGTTGGCGAAGGAGGTGAAGATGATGCAGATAGAGAAGAGATCAATAATATCAGAAATGACGGCTGAGGAAGAAAAAAGAACTATAGCAGGTTACGCAGTGAAGTGGAATGAACTAAGCGAGCAATTAGGTTTTTTTAGAGAGAAATTTAGTAAAGGTGCCTTCAAGGATAGTCTACTAGATAAACAACAAATGGCACTTTGGAATCATAATACAGATGTAGTCTTAGGTTCAACTAGAAATCAGACATTAAGATTAAGTGAAGATGAAGTAGGGTTAAGATTTGAAATAGATCTTGCAAACACTACTCAAGCAAACGATATTTACGAACTCGTTAAAAGAGGGGACATCAATGGTGTGAGTTTTGTATTTTATGCTGAACTTGAAGATTGGGAAGATAGAAGCGATACGGCGGTAAGAACTATTAATAGAGCCGATCTAATAGAAATAAGCCCAACACCTTTTCCGGCGTACAGTCAAAGCGAAGTTAATGTAAGAAGTCTTGAAGAAAGATATCAAGAGTTTAAGAAAAAATCTGAAGAGGACGACAAGAATAATGAATGGATAACCAATTTTAGAAAAAAAATTAATGGAGGTATTTAAAAGATGAGTAAACTATTAAGCTTGAAAGAAGAAAGAGGACATTTAACAACAGAAATCAGAAAAGCTATGGAAGGAAATGACGAAACAGCATTAAAAGAATTAGAAACAAAATTTGACACATTAAACGGTAAAATCTTAGCAGAAGAAAGACAATTAGAAAGAGAGCGTCTGAATGGCGAAGTAGAAAAGAAAGTAGAAGAAAGAAAAGTTGAGAAATCAATCGAAGAAAAAAGAAGCGACGCTTTCAAGAAATTTATAACAAGCGGAAACGGAGCAGAGTACAGGGATATACAATTACACAATGCAACTCAAGCTGGATTTTTGGTTGCTCCAATGCAGTTCTCAAACGAAATCATAAAAGGTGTAGACAACGATCTTATATTACGTCAATTAGCTACAAAGTATGTTTTGAACGGAGCTCACAGTCTTGGATTTGCAAAACGTGACGCAAGAGTTTCAAGTGCGGCATGGGGAGTTGAAATAGCACAACCTACCGCTGACACTAGTTTGGCTTATGGAAGAAGAGAATTCAAACCTAACTTTGCAAGTGGACTTGTTAAAGTATCTAAAGAATTATTGAGAAATGCACCAAACGTTGAAGGTGAAGTACAAAAAGAAATCGCTTACGAGGTTGGAGTACTTTTAGAGCAAGCGTACATGGAAGGCGACGGAATAGGAAGACCTCTAGGATTATTCACAGCTAACGCTGATGGAATAAGCACTAGCAGGGACGTGTCGACTGGAAACACTACTACTTCTATAACTGTGGATGGTCTTAAAAATGCAAAATATAGTTTGTTGCCGCAGTACATGAATAGCGGAAATCTTAGATGGTTATTCCACAGAGATGCGATACTTCAAATCTCTAAATTAAAAGATGGTAATGGAAATTACTTGTGGCAGGAATCTATAGTTGAAGGTGAACCTTCAAGATTGCTTGGAGTACCTGTGATCATGAGCGAATATGTGCCTAACACATTCACAACTGGACTTTACGTAGGTATGATAGGTGATTTCAGTCAGTATAGAATTGTTGATAGTGCGTCTTTAGAATTACAAGTATTGAATGAATTATATGCAGCTACAAACCAGGTTGGTTATATGTATAGAATTGCAACTGACGGAGCACCTGCTCTAGAGGAAGCTTTTGCACGTGTTAAATTAGCGTAATAAATTAAAATAGGAGGAAAATTAAAATGATATTAAGTTTATTAAAAGAATGTAAATTTCAAAAGGTAATCGATACTCAAGCGGACGGAACAGGAACAACTGTTGGAGATACTCTAGATTTAGGAAGTGCTGATAGCGTAATAGGTATTTTAGCATTAGGGGATGTTGACAATACTTCAGTAGTAACATTGCAACTATTCGCAGGAGACGAAAGCGACATGAGCGATGAAGCAGTACTTGGTACTACAGCAACTTATACTGCAGCAGCTGCTGACGCAGACGATACACTATTAGTGTTAGACTACATTGGCTTACAAAAAAGATATGTTAGATTTAAAGTTGTAGTTGCTACAGCTAATGCAGTAATCGAATCGGTGGTTTCTGGAATATACAACCAAAGAGCATTACCTGTTACTCAGTCTAGTGATGTTATTGACGGAGAATTAGGATTAGGATCGTAATAAGTGAGGGGCTTAGTCCCCTCTTTTAAAAAAGGAGGATAGATAAAATGAGTTATTTGAACACGAACGTATATATCGAGCAGGGCGGAGATCGTCAAGTAGTAGCGTCAGGCGGTTCTTTAGATGTCGAAAGCGGTGGTGAAATTGATGTCGAAAGCGGTGGTAGTCTTAAGCTTGCTGGTACTGCTATTACTGCAACTGCAGCAGAATTAAATATTTTAGATGGAGTTACTGCAACTGCAGCTGAGTTAAACAAAAATGATATAACTGCTCAAGCAGAGACAATCACAGAAGCTGGCGCTATAAGCGTACTAGTTAAAAATACCAAATTAGACTCGACTGGCGGAACTTTTGCAGCAACATTAGCAGTTCCCGACTCGTCTATGTACGGAGTAGTTAAAACTATAGAAATGACGGTTGATAATGGGGATGTTACTTTGGCATTAACAAACGTTCAAGGCGGTAGTGCAGCAACAACAGCTACTTTTGCAGACGTAAACGATTGTTTAATACTTGTAGGCGGAACATCAAAATGGCATGTGATCGGAGAATCTGGAGTAGCGTTAACTTAATAAAAAGAGAGGAAAATCCTCTCTTATTCTTTTTTTTAAGGAGGTATAAGATGGCAACGAATGCAGTTAGTGGAAGTAGGATAATACAAATTGAAGACATAAGCCCAGACGCTCAAGCTAGTACAAATTCATATGCAGTTGTTACAGATAGTAATGGAACAGCTAGAGCTTGGCAAAGTATAAGTTACACAATAAAGGTTGCTACTAACAGTGTAGACTGGACAGTTCACGGAGCAAATATATCAGATTTTAGCGATGAAGTTATTGTAAATGCAGAAGCAAGTGTTGCTGCAGGTGCTACAGATAGTTATGCAGTTACTCAAGCTGCTTATAGTTATTATAGAGTTAAAATAAAATCAACAGTAGCAGATAACGCAGGAACGGCAACAATAACAGGCGTAATGAAATCATAGAGGTGATAAAATATGGCAATATCGTCAAAAGTATCACAATTAATGAATATATCTCGTCAAATAGAAATGATGAGTAATCCAATTTTTTTGGCTCTAACAGAAGGGACTTACGATAGTGTAATTACATTTAACACAGTCTATGGTGCAGACATAGATACTGGAGTCGGATCCTCAGACGAAATATTAACTGATGGAACACAGACAATAGCTTTTCCGCCCCATGGCGAAAATGCAACAGTCGTGAAAATAACAAGTGATGATGCAAACGATACTTCAGACGGAACAGGAGCAAGGACATTATACGTTGAAGGATTAGATGAAAATTATAACAAGATAAATGAAACTATAACGATGAACGGTCAAACAGCAGTTTTAACTACAAATAAATTTTCGAGAATAAATCGACTTGTGGTGCAAACGAGCGGAACAAATACAGAATTAACAATAGGAAAATTTGGAGACACATGCGCGCCAAATATTGGAACAATATATTGCGGAGACGGAGTAGTTACGGACGGAGTACCTGCTACAATTTATTCTACAGTACAACCTCTGAAGGGTTGGAGTAGACAGGCGGTTATGAGTATACCGACAGGTTATTTTCCAATCTTGCTGAATCCAGCGTCGATTTGCGGTGCTAATAAATTAGTAGAATTTAAAATTTATTTTAGATTTGGTTATGAAGGTTGCTGGATAGAAACATTTAGCTGGCAAAACTTTCAACAGATGGGTAATTTGAATTTTTCAGT